TACATAACCAAGAACATCAGCAATATTATCGCCAATTTTCTTGTTTGCGGCAGGCTTAGTAATTTTAATAGAACTTTTACGTCTTTGTTCAGCAACTTTAAGACGAAGCGTCTTAGTCTTTTCAGATGCAATTGCAAGGTCTACAAGATTACTATAATTTCCGCCAGTAAATTTAAGATAAGCACGAAGCAAATCATTTTGAAGTTGTTCTTCTTCCGGAGTTTCCATTAATTCTCTTTCATAACGGCTATATCCTTTATCATCTACTTGATATAGATAATTAAAGAAATCATCAGCGGTTGCAGCACTTTGTTTACCGTTTTTATTAATAAGAATAGTTTCAGGAATTTTATAACCAGCAATCTCTTTCTTATCAATAGCAGATTTAACTTTACCCCAATAAGCAATTTCAGCTTTTTTATCTTCTTCAATCTTACGTTGAGCAGCCTCGGCTTGTTCAGCTTTAACTCTCTTATCGTTTTCTTGAAGAGTAGCAAGGTCTTGTTTAGCAGCATCTAAAAGACGATTAGTACTCTTAAGGAAAGAAATATAATCATCAATGCTTCCGACCTTGCCACTTTCTTTAAAGGCTTCGCGAACTATCGCTTCTTGTTGTGCAGTATTATTTTCGTCAATAGTAATTGTACTTCTATCTCGAACTTGACCGAATCCCTCATAACTATTTCCGTTAGCAACATAATAATTAAGGAAATCGCTTACAATAGGAAACTTATCAATAAGTTGCTGAACACCAGCTTGAGCATATTCGGTACGTTTAGCATCAAGAACTTCATTAATATATGAAGCAACTCCATCGGGAGTATTTTCAAAAGTAATAGGTTTATCATTTTCGTCGGTAACTTCAAAACCAACTTTCTCGATAATCTTAGCAACATCAATTACATTTTCTGTATTATCAGCGTCGTCAACTTCAAACTGTTTAAGAAAGTCTTTAACATCTTTAGCTTCTTTGAAAACTTTATTGTTTTTATCAACAAGATTTCCCTCAGCGTCAACAGTATAAGTATCTTCTCCAATAGTAACAACAGAACCAGGTTCAACAGCTAAATCATTACCATCATCTTTATTACCATCATCATTACCATCTTTATCATTTGCATTAGCAGCAGAATTATCGACGTCATCTTTTTTACCATCACCATCAGGTTTACCGTTGTTATCTTGACCGTCATTATTCGGCTCATCAATAGGAGGAATAATATTTCCATCAGAACCAACAGTACCAGTAACGCCAGTATCTAAATCTGTAATAGGTTCAGTCCCACTATCAGTAGGATTAGCATTAAAACCAAAATCTAATGTAGGCATAATTTTAATAGTTTTATATGGTTATTATTACTTTGTTATTTCAAGACAAATGTATAAGCAGTAGCAGCATTATGTCGAGCATCACAACTACTTACTCGATTTCGTTTGCTTATTTCTACTGTCTTGTTAGCATCAGCAAATACCCTTGTCGCTTACAGACTTGACGAAATTTGAACGATTTATGACGAATTGATTAATCCTCTACGGGGTATATCAACGTCTTGCACAGAGCCTTAAAATAAGCCGAATAGTAAAACATATTTACAAATACTGTAAATCATAATCACGAATAATAGCAGCAATAAAAAAGCCGCTACTACTCTCACGAGCGGCAACGGCTAAATCCATTTACAAAGCACAAATACAAGTATTTATAATACAAGTTTATTTTTTATCGAATTTATTTTTATTTTGCTTAGCAACTTTATAACTCATATCAGCCTTATAAATATCAGAAGCAAATTTCTGATTATTAGCTTGAATTTGAGCACCAACTTTTTCTCTTTCAACAGCTATCTTTTCTCTTTCAATAGCAGTCTTAGCAGCATCAACAGCAGCAGTATTAACCGCTCCATTATTGAGACCCCCCGTAGAGGATAGAACAGCTTTCATTTCCTCAATCTGTCCATCAAGATACTTTTCAAGAGCAAGAGTTTCTCTATCTTGTTGACCCTCCGCAGCAATCTTATCAAGTTCATATTGTTGAAGCATTTGAGCATTTTGAGCATCAAGTTGTTTCATACGTTCTTCATGTTGACGATTAATTTCTTGAAATTTAAGAATACCTTTCTTTATTTCAGCAGTATTATCGCCTTCGATTGCAACAGCAGCCATTCCAGCATCTCCATTCTGTGCAGCACTAAAAGCAAATTGTTTATACTGATTAAGCTTATCACGTTCCTTTGCAGAAAGTTTAGCTTTAATAACATAATCAGCATAAATATGCTTATCGACATCAAGACTGAAATATTTTATAGAAGCATCATTCTTAGTCTTATAAGAAGTTCTTAAACCGTCAATCCAAGCAAGTTTAGAATAATCCATATCACGAGCATAATCATGTTCTCGCATATAATCAAACATAAACTCAACTATAACACTTCCCATAGAACCACGAATAATAGCTTGTTCGGTAACTCCTTTACCAGCACTATTGGCAATCTCACCATAACGTTGAGGAGTCATATCAACTTTAAGATTGGCAGCCTGTTCATTAGCCTCAATAAGTTCTGTAAGCTGAGCAATATAAGCAGAAGTATCGCTATTAAGCATACGAACTTGTTGCGCTCTTAACATTCCCTGGTCATCTTCATCATCTATATAAAGAACGCCATCAGCAGCCATTCTATAAATAGTTTCTTCGGGAACACTACCTAAAAGAGATTTAGCAATCAAAAGAACGTTAAGTTTGTTCTTAGCAAGAGCCATTTCTCTATGATAAGCAATTATATTACCAAAGATTTGATAAGGCATTATTAAATCAATAATACTAAAACGACCAAGCCCAGGCATTAATTCTATCAAACCATTATAAGGAAGTTTACCATTTCTATTATAAGCAATAGGTCTACACTTATAAGGATAGATAGCATTATTTCTTCCACCTATTCTATCACATTCAAAAACTTGTGATTCCCAAACCCACTCAATATCAATATCACCATTATCGGGATTGAGAACATAATCTTCGTCTACAATAGTTTCTCCGATAATACCATTTTGTTGATAAGTAAGAATACCTTTCTTAACTTCTCCACGCCAAACAACATGCCAAACTTCAATAAGATTATTATTATATTCACGAGCCATTATCGGTTGACGTTCAAAAAACTCTCGTTCATTAGCAGTGAATTTATTACACATATCGGGATATAACTTCTTGAAGCTTTCCCATTGCAATAATCCTCTATCATCTTGACTTGTCATTTTGCCACTAATATAGTAAGTGTCGAGAAATTCCTTACCTTTATCGTCGAGAATATCATAATACTCATCCATTATCTGCTGAAAAGTCATCATTCGTCTTTCACAAAAAGCATCGAAATCTTCAACAAGAATATTATCATTAGGAATAGGAAAAGCATCACGATTAGAAACTACTCGTTTAACTATTTTATTACC